GTCTATACGAGAGACCTTAGACTCAAGCCATAATAATCTTTCATACGCATCTACAAGACCTTGTATTATTTCATCTACTGTTAGTTTTCTCATTACATATCTCCTTAATTTTATTTAAATATTGCAACGCATCATTTCCATCTTTTGCGTAAAAAAGATCATTTTGGTATTTACCATATTCTTCTATCTCAGGGACACCATATACTTTATATCCCTTGACAATATGATATGCTTTCATTTCTTTTCTCCTTTCACTTGTTTTCTATTAATTACTTCAGTATAACATTTCTTACAAACATGTAATGATTTCGCATTATGCATTCCACTTAGTTTTCCACATTTGCAACGATAATTTCTATCTAACTCTGGTGTGTGCATGACTACTCCTAGTTATTGTTTAAATTAAAAGTATTATTACGCTTCTTCTATATTCTCTTCAATCCATTCAGCTATCATTGCAAAAGAGTAATGTTCACCATCATTCAATTCCATTAAGACATCTTCTAGGTCTATGGTGTGTACTTGAGGTTTGCTACTTGAGCCATATGTCCAAGGTAATTTAATCTTAGCATAAGGTATCTCATGCTCTTCACAAATATTATCTAATGTTCTCATTCCTTCAAGGATTGATTTATCAACATTAAGACATTCAACCATAGCTACTCCAATAACACAGTATCCACATCCTTCTTCATAAAATGCACCATCTATTTGGTTATATTCACCGCTTTTAAGTGCATCTATCCATCCCTTCTTAAATTCAGCTGGGAGTTTATAATCTTTACGTTCTATTGCTTGTTGTTTCATTGTTATTCCTTATTATTTATTGAAATTAAAAGGGCACTGCATCAGATGCGGAGTCCGATATATCGTATATTGTAGTTATGGATATATTGCAATGCCCTTAAAGTTTTCCACTTTTATGCCATTTTGGATAAGTGGGAACCAAGTTGATCTTTATCAAGATTGGCGACTTGTCCATCAACCCTACTACGGCTGACCTAAGTCTGTTAATGATGGAAATTAAATGTTGTGCAAGGGGCATCTAGCCCTTATACTGGCTATGAACCAGCACCGTTGAGAAGATACACGAACGACACAACAAATCTTTTAACAATCTCCTTGTTATATTACTAATAATAAAAATATGACTGTTGACACTCCAATTATTATAGATACAAATAGAAATGTGCAGAATAATACTACTATAATGTTATGAAGTATATTGATAAATCTTGTCATGGTGTCACCTGTATAGCTAGGCTCATAACCTCGAGCATTAGATAGATGATGAGGACAAATAGCAGCATGTTGAGTATCTCATACAAGCTCATTGAATCATTGTTATTGGTCATTGTGGACTCCTATTAGTTGGATTATAGTTATTACCCATGTTCTTCTGAAATCTATATGTATGTATATGTGGAGATGGCTACTCACTTCGGTTGCTAATGCAAAGCAAGCAGCCTTTCTACACTTTATAGGAGGGCTTTGTACTGATTTGCACAGAAAGTTGTGCCCTCAAACTCTGGAACGCTATGTATTTATAGTCCTTCGACTTAGACTTGTTAGCAGCCTATATCACTGCCAACAAAGGGCGTTAGCCCTTTCCTTACTGGTCTTTACACCAAGCAAGAAGAGTGTCACCCATGTTGAATGGTGTCTTCTTCACACCTTCCCAGTAAGCCTCACCCGTGTCAAGGTCAACACAAACAATGAACTGTGTGGTTACTGCGACTGACGTAACAACACCTGTAGCCAAGTTCACGACATCTTCCATGACATCTCTCATAATTCCGAATCTAAACATAATGTAACTCCTTTCGTTAATTAAGAAAACTGATTTTAAGGGTATGGGGTATAAGTATAGCCTACGCTGCATTTTCATCCAATTTTTTCAGAAAAAAGTTTTAGGTTTAGTTTGACACGGTATGTAATTTCAAGGAGGAGAGGGTGGGGTTAAAGAATAATATATAAGGTATTAAATAAATAAATAAAAGAATTATCTAATATTACTGTAGTACATGTAAACAGAAGTTACTAACTTATAACATGGGTAAATTAATAGAAGAACTAGCTCACCTTCCAATAGAGGGACAAGAATTTATTCTCTCAGGACTAGCATCTGATTATATCCCTATCCAAATAGACGACATTGTGTACGTCATTCCAAAAGAAGTAAACCAATTAATAAAAGGTTTAGCTGAAGTACTAGACAAAGAATCAGAGATGAAAGGAGATTTGTTATCGAATCTAGAAAAATTAAAGAAATAGAACATTTCGTATATGAATCAAAAGAAGAGTTTAATAGTAAAACAAATTTAAAGTATAAAGGCTGGAAAGAAGACCCTCAAGAAAAAGATTGGGTACTAGCAGATGATGGAGGTATAGTACAAATCTTGAAGTTAGGTAAGATTAGTCATCCTAAAGATAGTGAGAATTATAAATCTAATAATTTTTATGTTAGAACTGTTGTAGGCACTTTTCTTTTAAATGATAAAACATATATGGATACGGATTTCAACCAACATCCAAATAGATACACTTTCTCAAAGAGAATCACTAATGCAAACGAGAATTTTAATTTTAGAAAAAAAATCACTAAAAAAGAGCAACTGTTTGCCACACAAGTAATGACGGGGCAACCTGCGATAGACGCTGTTAAGAATGTATATGGAACTAAAGATTTTCAAAAAGCAAAAACAAAAGCAGTATTACTATTAAAACAGGAAAGGGTTATGAGTGAAATAGAAAAAGGTGTAAATGACATAGCAAAAAGCATGGGCATAAGTCATGAATATGTCTTAGGCAGATTAAAAATGTTAGCAGATAGTAGCCCAGATGATAATGTGGTCTTGCAATCGGCTAAAGAATTAGGTAAAATAATAGGTACAAGTACAAATATTAAAAAAGACAATGCAGCTGTCGGCTTTTTCTCTGGTTTTTCACAAGACCAATTGGAAGGAGTTTCTAGAGAACAAAATAAATTAAGCGGAGAAATAGATAATGAGATGCCCTAGATGTAATTCATTAAAGACACAAAAAAATGGCGTTAAGATATTAAAAACTGGTAATAGGACTCAAGAGTTTAAATGCAGAGGCTGTAGTAGATATTTTTCTATACAAGTTGATGTCAATGTTTTACACGAATTAAAGTATGTTGAACCTGGGGATATATTAGAAGTGGATGGAAGAACGCAGTTAAGAATACACGGTCTTACTGATGTTCATGTAGGAGCAGTAGAGCA